GGTCTGGAAGGATTTGCTGTACTGCGTGAATAGCGTTTTGCTGATGTGCTGGAGATCGAATTTCAAAGGTTAGTTTTTTCATGACTTCCCTCTCCCCCAAATAAAAAGGCCTGCGATTACCAGCAGGCCTGTTACAAGCTCAGTGATGTAGATGGTCATTTAATACTCCGTCACGTTTTCCTGTCGCCACGCCTCGTCATATTCCGATTTCGGCATATTGGCGATGTAGCTATATGGCGATCCTGATTCAAGTTGCAGGAACTGGTGCGATTGCTCGTCAAGGAACAACGGGACACCACCTTCCCAACCTTCGCCGTTACGTTGTTTTTCAAGCATCAAAACAGATGCCGGAGATGCCAGTAGCTGTTCGTCCTTCTCTGACATCTTTTCACCACTCTGAACTCTCTGTAACGCTCTCTCGCGAGCCTTGTTACGCCAGATGATGAAAAGGTTGTCTGTCAGGTCTGTTATCGCTCCAGAGCCTTTTACGTCCATTTTCCCGGTTGGTTTTTCTTCGCTGTCTCCTTTTCGCGAGTGAGTAACGAGAATGACGTGGGAGTTTGTTTTGTTTTTGAAGTCGCAAATCGAGTCAACAAACGCCTTCTGCCCGTTATAGTCATCGTCGCCTATGCCACATTTCATCAGGCTGTCGATGATGAATAACTGGATCCCGTATCGGCGGCGAGCGTAGTCGAATATTTCGATCAGCCTGTCGGCTTTCGCCGTTCCGGTCAGGCCAAACACCCAAAGTCTTTCGTCATAAAATTTAAATGCAGAGTCAATTTCCAGCACTGGCGGAATCTTGCAGCACGTCGCCTGACGGGTAAGGCGCTTAAGGAGAATACCAGGCTTCAGCTCAAGTGACGCGATGCACGTCTTCACACCCTGACGCATTGCCTCAAGTGCCATATGCCCGACAACCTCCGTTTTTCCGTGACCGTTCACACCATTGACCAGCGTCAACTCTGCCTCACGGAACTGGAATTTATCTGCCAGAGATTCCCACGGTGGATTAAACAGATACTGCTGCTTGCCGTAGAAAGCGTTGATAGTGTCCTGGTAAAACTCTCGCGCACTGTAGAGTTCTTCAGGATCGAAGTAGGATGCCGTGCCGATGTACTGCCAGATTTCATCCTCGGTAACACCGTTCATCAGGCATTCGTTGATGTCTTTGTACGGCAGAGTAACAAGACGGCAACGATGTTCACCGAGTCGGCTTGCGATTTCCCTTGCGGCTTCACGACCAACATCATCAACGTCCATCGAGATGAATATTTCCTCAAACCTGTCGAGGTTGTGATACTCAAACTCAATCCACTGTTGCTTAGCGCCTTTTCCTCCACCAAACGGCACGGATAACGCCGAGATGCCGTATTGCGCATAGCTCATACAATCAATTTCGCCTTCGCAAAGCACAACCGCCCTCACGCCAGCGTCCAGAGCCTGCCATCCGAACAGACAAGGTTCACAATCACCTTCTGCCATAATGACTTTCTTCCCGTCCGGGCGCTCAGTGCTGATTCGCTTGACCTGCAACAACTCACCATCGCGTTTGTACGGAATCACCAGAGCATCCAGTTCCCGCTCTCCATTCCACACCTTGCCGCTGACAACCTCGTAGCGCTTTACGATTTCTGGCGATATGCCACGCGATTGCAGGTACTCAAGATGGGATTCTGTTCTGGTAACGTAGCGGGCGATTTTCTTGCGATCAGGTCTGGAGAATTTTTTCTCACGTTTGGCATCGAAATGGTGATCGTCATCCTTGATACCGAGGAATGCTTTCGCTTCCTGCATAGCCTGATGCAGGTTAATTCCACGACATGCCATCCACAAATCAAGCATGTCACCGCCGTCTCCCTCAGCGAAATCAGCCCATTTTTTCTTGCCGCTAAGATTGACCTTAAGGCTGTTTCCCTTGTCACCGTTGACGTTACCGGCAACCCACTCATGCCCCTCTTTCTTGCCGTTTGGCAACAGGTGCGGAGCCACCCTGTCAACCTGCGCCCAAAGCAGGTCGCTGAGTTCACTTGGCCTCATGATTCCCTCAGATTGAGATTTTTAAACCAGAAATCGACAAACGAAATACTTAACCAGCCGTGGTTATAACCAGCGACCAGTAGCGATTTGATTTTTGATTTCATGGTTCACCTGTCGAAAAACACGTAGCCAGTTTTCGATACGGTGATTGCGGATGATGGTTTGGATTGTGGTTGAATAGTTTCTGGCTTCTCGTCGTTCCAGCGTTGACCGTTCAGGTAGCTCGATGGTAACAACCTGTCGAATCCGAACTGCTTACCATTCCTGCATGCGATGTCTTCTGCCAGCATCGTGGCAAACTCGCTTGCCGTACCCCTTGTAGTTTTACGCCATTCCCTGAACTGTGTTCTGAATGCCGAAGCCGCGTTTTTCTTCCCGTCTTTCCGCATGCCTGCACACCAGAATATTTCCTCGAATGCCTTGTCGGTTTCTTCGTGACGGTCAGATGATTTTTCACACTCCGTCCGAACACTTTCGGACATAGTGTTTTTATTATTTCTTTTTTCTTTTGTAATAGTTTCTTTTGTGTGTCCCTGTTTTGGTGACAGCGCTGTCACCGTTTTGGTGACACTTTTTGTCACCAATGCAGTGACATTATCACCAGAGTAGTGACACCCTTCGATTTGCCATTCTTCGATGTTCTTGTTAGGACCGATTTGCTGGCCTTCGCGAAGGATAACCTTCATCGCGATAAGCTCATTCTTGGCCTTGTTTACCTTCTGTCTTGGCAGCCTGGTAATTTGAGCTAACTGACTATCATAGATGCGATCCATCTTTTTACCGTAGCCGTATGTTTTACGGCATATGGCGTGGGCAACCTTGCTCTGATTTTTCGTTAAATCTGCGCCGATAAGCTCTTCATACAGGGCATTTGCAAGACGGGTATAACCATCTTCAACTTCTGCCACACGACGCTCCACAGGCCGTTGTGAAGGCCTTAAATGTGTTACGGTTGCAAGATTACTCATGACCTTTCTCCTTCTGCATCAGCTTCACTTTTTCCAACTCAGCCCGGAATCGACCAGGCTGCTTGAAGCTGGACAGGAAGCGATCACGTAGTATGTGTTTGTGAATTTTGTCCTGGTAAGGACTGAGTGGTTTTGTCATTAAGCCTCCTCTACTTCGTAATCAGCGAAGTAACCAGTAGACATTTTTAAAAACCTTGATTCGGTGACTGTGTAAGCCTTCCTTCCTTTCCTCTCCTTGCCTTCAGGCTCTATGAGGTGGCACGAATAAATGATTCTGCGCTGCCAGTTGCCTGGCATTTCCACCACTGCCAGAACCTCAAGAATTCTCTTTCCTTCAGCATCAGCGGTGTAAAAACACTGATCACCATAACCACAATCGGCTGGCTCATAATTTTTGTGACAACCGCCAATCCAGCGCTCATCGGTATGCACGTTGCCGTCATAAGACTGATAATCTGTGCATACGAAGATAAATGGATATACGGTTTCGAACTTGTCACCGGCCTTTATGCCGGTGTTTACTTGCTTGGTTTGTCCTGGCATAATTACTCCTGTTACTTGGCGTAACACAGTGTGCTTAAGCGTCCAGACTGCTACCAACAGCTGGGCGTTTTTCTTTTGTGAGAATCGATGCCACCTGCTGAGCAAGTCTCGCCAACTCCTCGTCTTCAACACCCCATTCCAGCACAGCCAGAAGCATGGCCATCTTTGGGATAAAGCTGTCTTTCCATCGCGAAATTTGCGATTCATTAATCCCTAACGCGTCGGCAACCTTTCGCTGACCACGTACAGCAATTCGATTCAGGATGTTGCTTGTAATTGCATTCGCTTTCTTGCGAGTACTTGTAAGTTGCATATGTAAGTATTTCCTTAACAAATAAGAAGTTATGCGCATCAAATTATGCGCGTTGTATTCCCGCATTTCGGCGGGAATGATGACCATGACTGTTAAAGAGCGGTGTTACTTATGCTGCCTGATTCGGTTTTGGAAACAGGTGTGGCAAATCGGGGCGAATTTCGTAAGCCTTGATCTGCCCTCCAGTGGCGTTAACGATGGCGGTAACTTTCTCTGGAGAGACCAACCCGCCTTTCAGCCATTTGTGTACTGCTGGCTGCGTTACACCACACTTGTCGGCAAGGCGCTTTTGGCTACCGACAATTTTCAAGGCTCGTTGAATTACTAAATTCATGAGCATACCTCTTGTGGTCATTAGTTATAACCAAAGATAACCCAAGTTATAAAAAATAGCAATAACCTTTGTTATTTTACTTTGGATAACCGTAGTTATAGATTTGTGGGTATGAAAACATTCGCAGAAAGACTAAATGCAGCCATGAGCTCAGCAGGGGTATCACAATCACAGCTTGCTGACATGGTTGGAATATCTCAGCCAGCCATACAGAAGATGTCGTCCGGTAAAACAAACGGATCTCGCAAGATGGTTGAATTAGCCAATGCTTTAAAAGTGCGCCCTGAATGGCTTAGTTCTGGTATTGGTGAAATGAGGGATGGTGCACATGAAGAACCATCCAATGTCCGTGAGTCATCTTTAAAAGCTGTGGTATGGGAAGACATTAAAAGAAACGATGACGAGTTTGTTGCGTTGCCTCTTCTTAACGTTTCGCTTTCAGCTGGAAGCGGTAGCTGCGAGCTAGAGGAATCATCGGAGTTCTCTTTGGTTTTCAGAAAGCACTATCTGAAAAAGATGGGAGTATCTGAAAGATCAGCCAAGCTAGTTAGGGTTGTAGGGCAAAGCATGGAACCAACGCTTCACGATGGCGATGTTGTTGGTGTTAACACGCAAGATACCACAATCAGAGATGGTAAAACCTACGCTATTTGCCAGTCTGATTTGTTACGAGTAAAAACATTAATCGCCACCCCTACATCGGTGATAATCAGATCAATAAATCGCGAAGAGTACCCGGATGAAGTAATGGATAGAGATGAATTTCATGAAACCGTAAGGATTATTGGCAGAGTATTCTGGTCGTCTCATAGTTGGTAACCGATAATCAGAAGAAGACTTACGGAAGTGCGGAGGGATAATGGAATTTCTGATAGTTTTTGTTGTTGTTTTGGTCATCATTCTTTTTGTTTTGCTAAGCATTAGCAAAAAGCTATCTCAAATGATTGAACATAGCTCTAATCGCGCAAAAGAAGAAGAGCATCTAATTGATATAAAAGAGATTCTCTCTGATATAAAAATCACATTAGATGAAATAAAATATACAACAGATCTAATTGAACAGTATAAAATACCAACCCCAAACGAGAGAAAAGCAATAGATCAATATCGTATTGACTTAGAAATCGACGAAATGCTAAGCAATAGAAAGGACTAAAAACACCCGGCCTCAGCGCCGGGTTTTCTTTCCCTGCCGTTCACCACCCAATCAACCATCCTCATCATAGACAAGTATCAAGCCAAAGGTAACACCTTCACCCCGCACGCAAGCCCTCAAACACCAATCAATCAGCAACATTTACAAAAATAAAATACCTTTGTTATCCATCACTTATAACTTATTTACCACAAAATATAAATAAAGTTATTGACCGCACCTATAACCTAAGTTATCTTTAAGCCATCAGCAGGACGCTGGTAGCCAAACGGAACATATTGGCAGGCTCTTTAACATTGATGGGATTGTCCCGCCGAAATGCGGGAACCAAAGAGTAGTTGGCTTTGGGGTGACGTGAAGTGCAGCTGCACGACGGCAACCGGAAGATAAGCACCCGGCGCGTCACCGCCAAAGTCAATCATCGGAGGTCAACATGACAGTAGTCATTACATATCTGGCTGACGATAACACCAGAAATCGCCGCAGAGCACGCAGACAGGCTCAACGTGAACAGGCAATGCAAGAGCAGCGACTGGCACGAAAAATTGCGCTAAAGCTCTCTGGTTGCGTCAGAGCAGATAAAGCAGCATCACTCGGAAGCCTTTGCTGCAAGGAAGAAGATGAACGCAGTGGAAGTATTTGCCTGCCAAACGTAGCCATTTACGCGGCAGGATACCGGAAATCAAAACAACTGACAGCGAGGTAAGTGATGAATCAGACATACATTCCATCATGCTTGAGAAATCTGCCAAAGCAGAAAGCAAAGCCCCGCAAGCAAGCCATAAAGGACGCTAAGGCAGAGGTTATTGATCAAGCAATACAATTGCTCAGGGAGGAGTTAAGAAGTGGCAAGCTCGAAGGAATGATGATGCCCTATCAGCGCGGATATCTATCGGCGATTAGTAAGCTGGAAGTATTGAAGAGTGAATTATGAACTATCTGGAATTTCCGGATGGTTCATTGTTTTGGCAGCAAACCACTTATTCTAGGTGATATATGGGAGAAGAATTTGAAGAGTTCGAAGAGCATCCGCAGGATGTGATGGAACAATACCATGACTATCCGTATGACTGCGACTATTGATAAGAATCAATGGTGTGGGCAATACGAGCGGCGGCAATGATTGCCAGAGAACTTGGTAAACAGAACAACAAAGCTGCCTGATAGTGGCCTTTATCTTTGGCATAAACAACAGAATAAACACTCACTGTGTATTCATTCCAACGAGTGAATACACGGAGCAATGTCGCTCGTAACTAAACAGGAGCCGACTTGTTCTGATTATTGGAAATCTGGATTTGCCCCTATATT